CTCCAGCTCTGGGGCCGACTTCGGATGCAGGCCCTGCTGGAGAGCTGCCTGCAGCACCCCCACGGCGTTGTCCTGGTGGATCTGGTGGTCCTCCGGCAGGCCGGTGGTGTGGGCCCGGTTGTGCACCGTGAACACCTTGCGGAACCAGTTGCCCTCGGTGTCGGGCTCGGTCCGCTGCGCCACCTCGGCCGCCGGGTTGCCGTCCAGGGACGGGAACTGTCCCCCGGTGTAGTCGGGCATCTGGTCGCTCCTTCGGCGGTATACCGGAGCCGGTCCCGGCAGGGACCGGCTGGGCGGACGGCGTTCCGCCTGAGACGCCGTCCGCCGTCTGTGGCGGGACGCGGGTGGCCGTCAGGCCGCGCGTCACAGGTTGATGTTGCCCGAGTTGTCCTCGTGGACCGCGAACGCCGCCTCGTGGCCGACCGCGAACGCACGCCGGGCGCGCATCTTCAGGATCGACTCGTCGGTCAGCGCCGACAGGCCGTTCCGGCCGTCGATGAACACCGACTCCGGACCCGACCGGCGGCCGATGATCATGTAGTTGCGGTTGGCCCAGATCAGCAGCGGGTTGCCGGTCGGGGTCGGGGTAGCCGTCGCCGAGGTCATCGCGCCGAGAGACCAGTGGATCGGGATACCGAAGATCGTGTCCGGGGATGCGGCCATGCCGCCGCCGGGGAAGCCCGCCGTCGACTCCTGGAAGATCGGGCGGCCGTTCGTGTCCTTGATGTTCCGCAGCAGGTTGCGGTACGCCGGGTGGGCGAGGCAGACCATCTCCGAGATATCGAAGTAGTTGCCGCGCTCGACGTTGCCCAGCGAGTTGGAGAGGGTGGCGTAGGTGGTGCCCGCGCTGCCGGTCTGGGTCAGGTTGGCGTTGGCGGTGTAGCCGGTGTTCGAGTTCGTCTGAGTCAGGCTGTAGTACACCGAGGCGAACGGAACGCCTGTACCGACGGCGGCCGACGTCGCCAGGCAGGCGTTGTCGAACATCTTGCCGTAGGAGGTGGCCCAGTCCTTCTGCTTGGTCGCGATGACGTCGGCGATCGCGTCGTCGATGTCCTCTTCCGCGATCCGGACCGCCTGGCCGAACTTCTGCGCCGACAGGATCACCGAGTCGTTGACCGACTGGTCCTCGGAGTAGGTGCCGCCCTTGGCGACCAGCGCCACGCCGACACCGGCGGACCGGGGGACCGACCGGGTCTCGGAGTTCATGGGGACCGGAGATCCCAGCGCCTCGACGCCGGAGATCTGGTTCACGCGCATGATCACCTGGGAGTCGAACTCCTCGGGAATCCACGCTTCCATCGTGTCTCGGGCACCGCCCGCGACGGCGTAGACCGGCCTGTCGCCGATGTAGCCGATGATCGTCTTGGGGGCGATACCAGGACCGCCCGGCAGACGGTTAGCAGAGAACATCTGCTTGTCTCCTGGGTTTGGGTGAGTCGTTGCTGGTTGATTTAGACCAATCCAGGTCCGTACCCACCCGCACCCGCGAGCTGAGACTATGTTACCACGTCAGAACGTCAAGAGCTATACGCGGTTGCCGAGTGCCAGTGCGGCGATACGCTCGGCTGAGGACTGCGGACGCTCCTCGATGTCCTGGCGACCGGCTGGCGTGACCTTCGGAGCCGGGGCCCGCTTGCGCACCGGCTTGGGCGGCTCCGGCGGAGCGAACAGCTGCGGCAGCTCCTGCTTCAGCTGTTCGATCTGGTCGTCGAGACCCTCGGCAACCTCGCCGTCGTCGTCGATCTGGACCTCCTCCAGATTCAGCAGCGCCACCAGCCGGGAGACGTTGCCCGCTGCACCGGCGTCCTTCAGAGCCGCACGAGCCGCTGCCTTCACCACCTTGTCCTGGTACTTGGCAGCCGTGCGCTCCTCGGCCTCCTTCGCCGCCTGCGCAGTCAGCTGCCGCACCTGGGCCTTGGTCAGCACGCTGTCCGGGAGCGTCGGGGCCGGTGGCGTTACACCACCCCTGCCCCCCTTCTTACCCTTGCCCGCCGGTGTGGGCTGCTGGCCGTCCAGCAGAGCCTTGCGCTCGGCCTCGGCCTCCCGCTCGGCCTCCCGCTTCTGCAGCTCCGCGATGGCCTTCTCCTTCTCGGCCAGCGCCAGACGGCGCTCCTTGGCCGACGCGTTGGCTTTCGACAGGGCGCTCTGGACCTTCAGCCACTCGGCCTTCGAGGGAGGGGCCCACTTGCCGTCCTGGCCGCCCTCCTCTTCGTCCTCCTCGTCGTCGTCGGGTTCGTCCTCCGCGTCGTCGGGCTCGTCGGCCTCGATCTCGAACTCGTCGGAGGCTGCTCCGATCACGGGGTAGACGGGACGTCCGTCCCTGAGGTGGCCGATCGGTTGACCGGGCGGGGGAAGCAGGCGGATACGGCTCATGTGCGAACTCCCAACGGGGGCGACAGCTGTCTGCATCTGCAAACTGCAGCCAGTTTAACATCGACTACGGGCGACGCGCAGTGCGCCTCTTTGACGGGTGTACCCGGTTGTCGAACTTGCCCTTGTTTACCGCCGCTCGAGACTTGGCCTCGACCGACTTCGGAAGGCCTGCGCCCTTGGCCAGCAGGCGGGCCGCAGCGTCGAGCCGTGCGGTATTGGACTCGCTGGGCAGCGACCAGCCGTACAGGATCGACCGCTTGGCCTCGCGCCGTAGCGCGGCGGGCAGGTCCACGTTGGCTCCGACCCCCGGCCGGTTGTACAGCGAGGTCTCCTCGGGGCCGCCTGCCGGTACCGCCGGGCCGTACCAGATCTCCGGGTGGCAGCGGCAGTACCGGTGGCGCGGCGGACGCATCAGCGGCATGCCGGGCGGGTAGATGTCCGGGGCCGACCCCGGCTTGCCGAAAGTGGCCGTCTCGTCGAATCCTTCGCCCTCGGCCGGGTTGACCGTGTGTCCAGACAGCGCCAGACAGACTACACAGGCGTCCGGCTCCGCCACCCACAGCAGCAGGGCGCCGCGCTGGGCGGCGATGTAGGAGATCGAGGACGAGTTGGCCCGGTTGACCACCCAGGAGGTTCGCCCCTCCAGGTTCGAGGCCGCCTGGCTGGCCTTGCCCACCGCCCGCACGGCGTCGTCCCAGCCGGTGATGGGCAACTGCTGCGCAAACTGCTGCGCCGCGTCCACAGCGTCGGAGATCGCGGCCGGGGCAGCCTCGACCGCGTCCTGTGCGGCCTTGTCTACCGGTACCTCTGCCTCCGGCACCGGGTCCGGCAGATGCCGGTTGGCGTACACCACCCCCGCCCGTCGGGCGTCGTCCGTGGCGGCGGTCAGCGCCGGTACCGGGTCGTACTGTCGAATCTGCTCCAGCTCGACAGTCAATACGCTGACGAGTTGCTGTGCCTGGGCCGGGGTGGTGGGGCGATCCAGTCCCCCGAACATCAGCACATACCTGCTGGCCAGCAGCCGGAGAATATCGGACAGCTGCCTGCGCAGGGGTCCGGACACGGCCTCGATCGCCTGATTCTCCAGCACCAACATAGCTGCGACGGCGGCGGCGTTCTCCACCGTCACCGTTGACACAGCCTGTTGCTCGGCCGGGGTGTTACCGGCGCTGTTGGTCGGTTCCGTCACTGCGCCGGATCCGGTCAGCCAGCCGCTGGGCAGCGGTTCTCTTCGGACGGGCCGGTGGATCCTTGACCCACTGGACATCCCCGGGCTTCCAAGTCATCTTGTCGGCGGTTCGTTCGTCAGTCGGCGTCTTGGGTGTCTTCACTACACACCTCCTTATCTGAGAAAATTATATCATATCCCTTGACTTTGTGTCACGCCATAAATTACTTGCGGACCAGGTCCACCTGCCGCTGGGTCCGGCCGTTCTGCAGCGTGACGATCCGGTCGGCGGCGATGTGGAACCGGGTACCGCGCGGTGTCAGAACCTCCCGCTCGGAATCGCCGAAGCTGCTGGTGTCGGACAGCTTCATCACCTTGGACCCCTGGGGATGCAGGATGCGGACCAGCGTGTTGGTGTTGCTACCGGCCATGCCGCCGCCGAATCCGCCGCCGACCGCTGCGTGGGTAGCGGTACTGGTGTACCCGTGGTCGACGAACTCGCCCCCGACCTTCTCCCCCACCTTGCCGAACAGCTTGTCCGCCTCCCGGGTCCCCCGGTAGGTCACCAGGTCGTGCTCCAGAGCGGGCTGCTTCCTGAAGGCCGAGTCCAGGTTGGCGGTGTGCTTCTCGGCGTACGCCTTGTCGGTTGCGGACAGCTTTCCGGGGTTGCGGTGGTGCGCGTTGATCGTCCCGTATCCGCTGCTGGAGTACGCCCCGATCGACGACTTCTCGGCCGCCGTCAGCTTGGCCTCGGACGCCCTCGGAAGCGCCGTGTACAGCTGCTGGGAGTGCCGCCGGGAGTTGCTCTCGGTGAACGAGGTGAACATCTGGTGTGCGCTGGCCTGGGGTATCCGGTCGGCCAGCTTGTCCGTGTGCTCCTCCTTCACCCCCGCCGGGATCACCTGGCTCGGGTGGTCGGCCGCGAACCGGTGGTAGCCCTGCATCATGGTGTGGTAGTCGCGGGCCTTGTACTGGTCAGACCCGGAGTGCGACGTGCTGCCGAGCTTCGACAGCACCGCTGCGTGAGCCTGATACGCCTTCTGGTGGTTGACGTACGACGGGCTGGCGTTGGCGGCGTGGGTGGCAGCGTCCGCCTTGTTCGCCAAGTCCTCCACGCTGCCCTCCGCGTGCTTGTTCTCTACCAGGGCCGGGACGGTGTGGGCCACCTTCGGAGCTTCGGCCTTGGGCGCCGCTGCCTTCTTCACCGCCGGGGCGCTGGGTACCACCTTGCCGTGCTGCTCGGCGTGGGCGCCCTTGATCGCCGCCGCGATTTTGTCGGCCGAGGACGACGCTGCCGTTTTCTTGACGGCGGGCGTTCCCTTGCCCGAGTTGACCGTACCGCCGAGCTTCTGGATCTGCTTGGCGTGCAGCTCCATGTTGCCCCTGTGGCCTTTTTTGATCCCGTAGCTGGTGGCCAGGCCCATCGCCTTGTTGTGGGCGTCGTAGGCCGCCTGGTGGGCCGCTACGGTATTCTCCTGCATCGCCTTCGACCCTGCGGCGTTGGCAGCCTTGCGGGCCTTCATATAGGCCTCTGCCTTGTCCGTCGGAGACATGTCGTGCGGGTTCAGGGCCTCTTCGGTATGGGGGGTGTGCGCGTTTACCGGGTCGGCTGCCACCGCCTGCTTCTTCTTCTCGTTGTAGGCGGCCATGCGGATCTTGGTGCGGAAGGCGTCGGCCGGGTCCTTCTCACCCTTCACCGGCGCCGGACGCTTCATGTCCTTCTTCAGGACGTGCGCGGCGGTCGAGCGCGACTCGGCCGCCCGGGAGATCGTCGATCCGGACTTGCCGGTCTTGGACGTCATCTTCGGCGCGTCCATCTTCCCCGGACCGAGCGCACCCCGGATCGAAGCGGCGATCTGGTCGGCGGACGATACACCACCCCCGCCCGATCCGTGTTCAGCGTTCCAGGCGTGGAAGGGCGCGGCGGTTTTCTTGGCCGGTGCGGGAGCGTGCATGGCGTCGCGGGCTGCGGCAGCGGTCTTGGGGGCGGCGGCTGCCGTCTTTTTGGCCGCTGTCTTCTTCGGAGACGCCAGGCCCATGCCGGGGACGTGCGGGACCTGAGGAGCAGCCGCTTTCTTGGACGACACCGCAGGCAGTCCGTGCACCGCTCGGATGTGATTCAACGCACCCTGGTGGGTAAGGGCGGTGTGGGACTGCAGGTTCCCGTTGACCTTGGTTACGGCCTTGTACAGGTTACCCTGCTTCTCGATGTTCCCCAGGTGCTTGCCGCCCGAGGTCACCTTGGACCGACCGCCACCTACGTCGGCCACACGCACACCGGCGCTACGGTGTTCGGCGTCCCACTTGGCCCAGCTCACTTGCTCCCCTCCTGCTTCCGCTTAGGCACGCTCGCCTGACCAGCCAGCTTCTGGGCACTGGTAGGACGATCTTTCCACACCAGATCGCCCGGTGTCCAGGTGAACCGCTTGGACTTCTTCGAATCCGCCACGTCCGTCATCCTCCGTGCTCCAGGTCGATCTGACGTTGCAGGGTGCCGTCGTGCAGCCTGACCATACGGTCTGCCTTGACGCGGTAGGAAGACCCCCGAGGCATCATGATCTCGCGCTCGGACCGTCCGAACCCGCCCGCACCGGCCGGATTCAACACCCGCGTACCGGCCTTGGTGGTGACCCGCAGCAACGCCCCGCCCTGATGCTGTGCCCCGAACGACCGTGCGATCTCCGGGTTGGTGGTGGTACTGGAGAATCCGTGGTCGACAAACTCGCTACCCACCCTCTCCCCGACCTTGCCGAACAGCTGCTCCACGTGGGACACGCCCCGGTACGAGGTTAGATCGTTGGACAGCGGAGCCTGTTTGGCGAAAGCCTCGTCCAGCCGGTCGATATGCCCTTGGGCCTGCGCTGCCACGCTGGGGTCGGAACTGGGCCCGCTGCGCAGGTGGCTGTTGATGGTGGCGTCCGACCCTTTGGTGTACGCCCTGACAGAGTCCAGGTGCTCCGGACCCACCCCCGTCTTGCGCACCTCCGGTATGGAGTTGTACGCAGCCTCAGACGCTGCCCGGCTTCTCGTGTCCAGAAACTGCCCGGCAGCCGCGCTCGGGTCCACCCGGTCCCCGTGCTCCTCCACCACCCCCGCCTTCGGACGGTTCGGGTGGTTGGCGTAGTAGTGGTACGTACGCATGGCGTTGTGGTACGTAGCCGCGCCCGGGTTCTTGCTGCTGACCTTGCCGGACCCCAGCTTGCCCGCCGCGTAGCTGTGGGCGGCCATCGCTGCCTTGTGGTTCTCGTCGGTCGGGTCGGCCTCAGCCTTCCGGGTCGCCTCGTCCGCTGCCTTGGACGCACGTCCGTACTCGTCGTCCTTGTACAAGGTCGGCTCTGCCTCGGTTTTGACGGTCTTGGGCGCGCGCGCCGTCTTCTTGGCCGGTACGGGGGCGTCCTTCCCGTGCTGCGCCCCGTGGACCCCCCGTATCTGGTCAGCGATTTTCTTGGACGAGTCAGACGCGGGGTTGGACCGGGCCTCGGTGCGCGGGGTGTGCTTGTCGACCGGGTCCTGCGACACGGCAGCGGCTTTCTTGCGGTTGTACTCGGCCATGCGGATCTTGGTCCGGAACGAATCCGCCTGGTCCTTCTCACCCTTGACCGGGGCGGGGCGCTTCATGTCGCTCTTCTGGACGTGGGAGACGGCCGACCGTGCCGACTCGGCCCGGGAGATCGTGGATCCGCTGCGACCTCGAATCGTCCTGACCTTGGGCTCGTCGGTCTTGCCCGCTCCAAGCGCACCCCGGATCTGGGCCGCGATCTTGTCGGCCGAGGACACGCCGGTACCGCCGTGTCCGTGCTCGGCGTCCCACTTGGCCCAGTTCACTCACACCACCCCTACTTGACCTTCTTCTTGACCTCCGGCACCGCCGGAGCCGGGTTGACCTTGCGCACCGCTCCCAGCGCGTGGAAGGCTATCTTGCCGTCGTCGTGCTGCACCTTCACCACCCCCGCCGCCGTACCGATCACGCTGCCGTTCGACCCCGACTGGTCGACCACGCGGTCGTCCTTCTGCGGGGCCTTCGCAGCCAGCTGCTTGGCAGCGCGGCGGTACTCGGCGGGTGTCTTTTTCTTGGACATCAGGCGGTCTGTCCTCTCGGTCTAGCGGCGCGGCATCGGGGGCGGGGTCTTTCCGTACCCCAGGGACTTGGTGGTGCGCTGGCCGGGGGCCACGTTGACGTCCTCCGGCGTCGAGCCCGGCATGTCGGACTTGGCCCGGGGCCGACCGAGCGTGGCCGACATGCCCGGGTCCATGCCTTTCTTGGTGGAGGAGGTGGTCTCGGTACCCCTGGCGCTGGCGTGGGTGACCTGGCCCGTCTGCCCGCAGCCGTGCAGCAGATCGGCGTCGTTCGCCGCTCCCTTGGCGTACCCGCTCGAATAGGCCATCAGGCCGTCCCTTCGTCGTATTCGGTAGATCTCTCATCGGGCAGGTTCAGCAGGTTCATGATGATCGAGTTGACCTGCTTGGAATCCATCGCTCCGAGACTGGCGGCGGTGGCCAGCTGCTGCGCGGCACCGGCCACCTTGACCAGCAGATCCACCCGCTGGTCAAGGTCGTCCCCGCCGTACGGCAGCCACTCCTCAACCTGCTCCTCCTCGTACCCAGCCTCCTGGAGGATCTGGCGGCCGGGCACGCCCAGGTCTTTCTTGACCCTCATCATCTGCCAGCCCGCCGCATCGTCGATGGTGGCGCTGGGTGTCCAGCGCACCACCACGTTCGGATTGAAGATGCGCCCGGTGCCGGAGTCGTCCTCCCAGGTAGCGATCTTCAGCGCGAACTGCATCGACTCGGTCCAGCCGCGCCCGTAGGTGACCTGTCGACGGCGCACCTTCTTCAGCAGCGGGACCTCGGCCGCGCGGATCGACTCGCCCGACGGGGGCAGGCGGGAGTAGGTCTGCGGGTCGAAGTAGTGCAGCGGGGTACTGGTGACCTGCGCCATCATCCGGACGTAGACCTCCAGCGGCGACAGGAACACCTGGGGGTCCGGCGGCTCGAACTGACCTGCCTGCCGCACGCCGTTGAGCCACCACACCTCGCCCGGTCCCGCGCGCAGCGTGGAGTCGTGGCCGGTGTCCTCAAACCGGTTGATGTCGTCGGAGGTGTCGAAGTCGGCCAGCTCGTCCGATCCCTTGTCCGGATTGGCGAGCAGGTACCGCTGGGGGAAGCCGTAGTAGTCGATCGTCGCGGCGTGCGTGATGATCAGCTTGTTGATGGCGTCCTGCGGGCCGTACGCCGCCCGGTGCTCCGGGTCGCCGTAGGGGGTGCCGGTGCGAAAGTGGAACACCGGTATCTCGCCGAACGGGTTGGGGCAGGGCCACTCCTCGTCGTCGTCGTCCCGGAACTGGATCCAGTCGCGGCGCTGGTTGCCTTTGGAGTTGGCTACCGTGATGTACTTCTCAATCCGGTCCGGGTAGTACAGGTTGACCCGGGTGGGGGGCTTCGACTTCATCCCCAGCTGGGCCGGAAGCGTCCATTTCTTGATGGCGTATTTCTTGCGGGTCGGGTTCTCGATGTCGTACACGACCCGTGTGGTCTTCGGCGAGTTGTAGAACATGTCCACGGGCTGGTAGTCCAGGTCGTCCTCGGCCTGGTCCTCCTCCAGCGCCGTGCCCGATCGGTCGTCCTCGTCCTGGTCGGGCGACGGCCAGACGATCAGGTACGCGTCCCCGAACTCCCCCGCCCGGCGGTGGATGTTGGTGGACTCCAGTTCCATCAGATTCCGCTCCCAGATCCGCTGCAGGATCTGGTCGGCCTGCTCGTCGTCCGCCACCTGGATGGCGTTGATCTCCAGGCGGTCGGCCATGACGTCAACCGGGGTCTTGGCCAGGTTGAACCGGAAGGTGATGCCGGTGCGCTCCAGAGCACGTCGCAGGCGGATGCTGGCGAAGAACTCCGGGTTGGTGGCCTCGTAGTACATCTCCGCCCGGTGGTAGTCCGGCAGAGAGTTAGCCAGCGTCTGCAGGCCCTCCATCAGGTCTTGGCTGGCGGCCAGCGTCGCCTCAACGGGGTTAGCCACCAACGACCTCCGAGTCTGTTCAAGCAAGTTGGATCTATTGAACCATTCGAGGCACGCTGTCGGCCACGTCCGTGCGGACGCAGGCGGGGGTGGTGTGCTTGCCAACTAGACAATACTATGCTAGGATGGACCCTACACCACCCCCGTCCGAGGAGGCACCGAACGTGGCCAAGCACAGCAACACCTGGACCGAATCGGAGAAGCGCGACGGGCGTACCTATCACCGGGGCGCCTGCGAGTGCGGATGGCGCAGCGTCTGGCAGAACACCCAGTCGGCTGCCTCGTCCGAGGCCACCTACCACAACGTGGGCCGTACCGGCTCCAACTGAGGAGTAACCGAAATGAGTGACGATTACGAGAAGGTGTCCGGCCGCGACCTGTCGACCGGCTGGTTGGCCGACATCCACGCGGTGGACGAGGCGGGCGAGCGTCTGGAGCCGGTGACGATGTGGCTGGCTGCCGTCACCGTCGTGCGGCAAGCTCTGGGTTTCGGGATGTACACCACGATGGAGCCCCAATGGCGCCAGCTGGTGACGCCGGACCTGGTCGCCGACCGCATCCCCGGCCAGTGGCTGATCCCGCTGGACGTGAAGGCGCTGTCGGAGCTGGCGCTGGACGGCGTCCGCTGGGACCGGGAGGTCAGCATCTACGAAGACCGGTACCTGGTTCACGTCGAGATCGCACGCTGAGGAGCAGAACAATGGCTAAGAAGATGTACCAGGTCTGGGCGCTGCTGCGGGGCGAGAACGGGACCGAGCGCTGGCAGGCCGTCACCCGCAAGTACGCCGTCAAGAAATCCGCGCAGAACATGCCCGCGAGCGGTGGCTCGAAACCAGGATCGACGAGTCCGAGGAAGAGGAGGACGAGCCGGGCGAGTCCTCCCTGATCGAGAACTTCGAGAACCGCCAATACGAAGGCGCCTGACCGGCGCAGGCTGTCCCCCTGTCATAAATATTGACAGGGGGACAATCCTATGGTTGACTGGTCCTAGAGGGGGCGGGCTGGCCGCCCCCCGAGTCGAAAGAGACACCGAGATGACCGAGTACATCATCGACGCCGAGACCGCCACCGCTCTGAAGAGCGAGCTGGGCACCGTGATCCGCGAGGCGATCGAGTCGGGCATGACGGACTACGCCGACACCTTGCGCGACCTGCTGGGGCGGGTGGACGCCCGGCCGATCATCGAGACCCCGGCCACCGCTCCCAAGCCCGAGCTGTCCCAGGGCTGGCAGGCGGCCGTGTCCTACGAGACCGCCAACGGTGCCATCCCCTACGTCACCGACCGGGACCTGGTCGTGGGTGCGATCGCCGAGCTGGTCGGCGCGGACCTGGCCGAGTCCTCGGTTACGATCGAGCAGCTGGACAAGATGGTGGAGGAGGAGGACGCCCAGTACGGACTGTACACGGTCCCCCTGACTCAGGCGCACGTGGAGCAGATGGCTACCGGCACCACCGAGTTCCTCGTGAACCACCCGATGGGCGGCCTGATCTACATCACGATCCCGGAGATCTGATCTTCGGCCCGCGACCCCCGACCCGCACCGGGTCGGGGGCGCCACTGTGCCCCAATATTGACAGCCAGACAAGGGTATGATTGAATGGTGTTAAGGTTAAGAACTAGCGAGAGGCACTGAGATGAACTTCGACGACGCCACCAAGTACCTGGGTCTCGGCGAGCCGGTCCAGCGCGAGGGCTGGCCCCAGACGCTGATGGTCTGCCAGAACCCGGACGGAAGCCGCGAGTTGTGGGACGAGCTGTCCGAGACGCTGGTCCGGTACGAGCCCACCGACGAGGACACCGCCGCCACCGACTGGCTGCTGGTGGCCTGATACACCCCCCCGCCCGCCGGTTGTCCGGCGGGCGTCGTCGTATCTTGACATTTGGTCAAGGGCGTGGTTGACTGCAAGCAGAGGGGACAACCGGTCCCCGTCGGAAGAAAGAGGAACCCGAGATGTTCGAGTTCACGGCCGACACCACCGAGGTCACCGAGCACACCACCCCCGCCGGTGGCGTCCGGACCACCCGGCAGATCGGGCAAGAGGTCACCGCGCGCGGAACCCTCCGGGACTCCGCCCGCGTCCGCATCGAGCGGATCCACGAGGACGGACAGACCTCGACGGTGTATTACGTCCACTGCCTCCCCGAAGAGGTCGAGGCGGTCTCTGCGTGGGTCAGCTAACCCCACACCACCCCCGTCCCGAGCCCCCGCGACAGCGGGGGTTCAGGCGTATGACCCGACGTTCTGGGCCTGTATGCCCGTGCGTTTCTTACGCCGCAGCAGCCGGGTGACTGCCGACCCCACCGCGTCCACCATGTCGTCATTCGGACCGCGCGGGAACGACACCATCTGCTCCTCGGCTGCTCCGAGGCGAGCGGTGTGCACCACCCTGCCCCGCTGGTAGTGCGCCAGCGACTCGGCCGCGCGTACCCGCTTATCGACCGTCTGGTCGATCAGCTGGATCTTGCACGGCAGGTGGTGCAGGATGTCGTACCAGTGCTCCTGGCCCTGATTGATCTCGACCAGCACCAGCCCGATCTCAGGGAACGCCTCCAGGACCCGCAGTACCTCCGCGCGCAGCTTCTCGCCCACCAGCTTCACTGCGCGGGCGTACATCACCTCGCACATTCCGAGGTTGCCGAGGACAGCCGCCTGGATGTCGTCGGCGTCGATGGCCTTCCGGCGCGGATCGGCGTTGTCCAGCGGCGGGGACCAGCCCACCACCGCCAGACCCGTCCAGTCCGAGGTGGTCTTGGTCTTGCCCGCCGGGTCGATCGACAGTACCACCCGGGTCTTGCCGGTCAGGGACCCGTATTTGAAGTCGTCCTTGGTCCAGTAGTCGCCGTCCATACCCATCGGCGAGTTGGCAAAGTTCTTCAGGAACGACCGGGTGTGCCGGATCGCCTGCAGGTAGGCGATCGGCCACTTGGCGGGCCAGATCGAGCGCTCCGTGCCGTCGTCGTTCGTCAGGATAGGCGGGTAGTAGTGTACCCGCATATTCTGCTCGGAGATCCACTCCGGGTGGTCGTCCTCCGGCTCCGTGACCGACCGGACCAGCTGGTGGATGATCGAACCCGGCAGGGTCACCGTACCCGCGATCACCACACGGGCGTACTCAGACAGCGGAAAGATGACGTCGGTGATGGTGGTTAGACGTCCCTGCACCTGGAACTCTGAGTACTGGTCCTCGCCCGGTTCGATGTCGTCCAGGATCAACATATCGGGCCGCTGGTGCCCGACCTTCATGCCGAGGGTCTTGGAGTCGGCGCCCCGGGCACCGAACACAAACCCCGATTTGCGGATCGTCAGGCCCTTGGTGTCGGACTGGGTGGCGCCCCGGTACCGGGTCGCAGGCTCGCACAGGTCGGGGAAGTCCTTCTGCAGCAGCTGGTTGTTCTCCAGCTCGTTCTTGAAGGTCTGCAGGTGCATCTCGGCCTGGGTGCCCGCGTCCGCGAACGCCGCGATGAACTTGCGGTGTCCGTGTGCCGCCGCCCACAGCGGCAGGATCAGGAAGAACCAGGTTGACTTGCCCAGCTCGCGCGGGGCGACGTAGACGTCACGCGCCTCGCGCGGCTGGCGCGTCGGCACCACCCAGCCGAGGGCCTCGCGGCACCAGTCCAGGTGGGCGTCACAGAACGTGATCTCGTTCCGGGTGGCCTCGGACTTCAGGTGGTCGCGCAGGTACAGCAGCGCGAACAGCATCGGGTCGAGCTTGGTCTGCGCCTTGCGCCACTCGGTACCGGAGGAGGTGGGATCGGCCAGCAGAGACGGTCGATTCTTCCACCCTATGTCCTTGGACCGGATGTACGATACCGGGTCGAACGTCTCGGAGGTCTCGCCCCGCAGATAGCCGATACGCTCGGACGGCCGGATGATGTGGGTGGGGAAGTCCTCGACAGCCTCGACCGGCGTGTCGATGACAGTCACTCGATCAGCTGCGGCTCTGTACCGGCGGGCACCAGCTTCGCCAGCGCTCCGGGGGTGACGTACCCCGGCCACTCGCCCGGGGGGAACAGCGGCCAACCGGCCTTGTCAGCGCAAGCCGTGGCCAGCTGGGAGCAGATCACGTGGTGGCTGTGCTCGACCACGGCCTCCAGCAGGCGGGCTACCGGCAGGTGCAGGTGGTGGGCGGCGATCGCGGCGTAGTCGGTGAACGAGTACGGCAGGCCGACGTAGGTCACCGCAGCCATCATCATCGCGGTGGTGTACTGCTCCGGGCACGGCAGCCACAGGACCTTCCGGCCCCGGTACTCCTCCAGACCGGCAAACCGGGTACCGCCCGGCTCAGCCTCGACCACAGTCGACAGGGCGGCCTGGGACCCGCGCTGGTACAGCATGAACGCGTGCTCGTAGTCCTCGAAGCCGTCGCCGTCGAACCACTGGCCGACCCGTATGGCCTCACCGACCACACCCTCGACCTTCACCAGCCCGATCGAACCCGCAGGCGGAAGCGTGCTCATGTCTTACTCGACCTTTCTGTGCATAGCGGTCTGGCGTTTACCGGTACGGTTTCACCTTGCGGCACGTCGAGCACTCCCTCAGGTAGAACACCGATCCGTCCCAGCCTCGACGTGGGTAGGACTGCTGTTGCCACGCGTGGCGGTGTGGGTACCCGAACCAGTCCATCAACATCTGTACGAACAGGTCCCATCGAGAAAGTTCCGGATAGTCCGGCCACGGACGCCAGAAACTCAACGATGAACCCCCTTGCGATCGGGCAGGCTATGGTACCCGGTCTTCGGACCCCGCTCCGCCACCACCTGCTCGGCCCACTTGTGGGCAAACGGTTTCTTGGTGGCGTACAGGAACCTCCACTGCGCCTTGCTGTGCATCGGGCCGGGGGACTTGCGGCCTCCACCACCCCCGCCTGCCTTCTTCTCCGCCACGGCGTCCTCCGTTCTCTGTAAACAGTCGGCTGATGTGACGCTTAATCAGCAGGTGGTGCCAGATCAGCGCTGGCCAGCACCACGCCGCGCTACCCTCCAAATTGGGCCAGACCTGGTCCCAGTTGCGCAATAGGGCGTTCATCAGTGACCCGGGAGATTCGGACCGCCACCGGGCGGACCGGGTCGCCAGATGCCGGAGGACTCGATCTGGGCCACGTCCCGATGGGCGTCGGTGAGATGCCCGACAGCGTCAGAAGCGTGCAGAAACCCGCGCTGGGTCTGTGCCCGGTGGGGGTTGCGGGCGTGTACCTGGTCTGCGATAACGGCCGACCACAGCGGGCCGTGCCCGGGGTCGTTGTACTTCTGTACATACCCGATCGGCACCCCCTTGTGCACCACGTGCTGCTGCTGACCCGGCACTGTCTCGTAGGTCTGGTACTCCAGCGCCGAGGGCTGTTTGGCGGTGGTCGGGTTGGCACCCGGGTACTGGTTGATTCCCTGGGCCGCCGACGGGTCTGCCCTGGCCGTGCCGACGTCCTGCGGCCAACCCTTCGACATGCGGTCACGCGACACCGCGTTGGTGTACTGCCCGCCGTCTGCGTCTGCACCGCTCATGTATCGAGTTTAGCGCAGACGCAGACGCTACGCCACGAACAGGCGGTCGTCGTAGTCGGCCAGGTAGGTGCTGTGATACTCGGGGTCGCAGACGTCCGCCAGCGGGTGCTGGTGACACCGGCAGCGGCACCTGCCCAGCGCGCGCCCGTCGCGGTACGGCTGTGCCAGAAGCTCTTGAGGGCCGACACCGTCACCGATGACCGAAAACAGATTCACGGGCAGGGCCTTTCGCACCACCCCCGACAGACAGCGCGGCCATAGGTCCTGGTTCAGGCCGGTGTCGTTGGAGGCCCGGCACAGCCGGGCGTCGTGCCGGTCGTCCGGGGTGACTACGAACAGCTTGCGCCGCAGGTAGGCGAACTGCTCGGGGTCTTGGGACATGGAACCCACCGCCTTGCGGGCGAAGAAGTTCAAGAACTCTTCCCACCGGTCGGCCCGGGGCTTGAAGTTCAGCGCCCAGGTCATGCCGTCGACCCGCTCGCGTGCCACGAACAGACGGTCGTCGATCTTCAATATCATCTCGATCAGCACATCGTCGTAGGTGCGCCAGGCGTGCCCGACCGCTCTCGAGGCAGCGTCCGGCACACCCGACACCACCCCCGCCTGCTCGGCCAGGTACTGCGACACCGCCCGCTGGTGGGCCAGGGTCAGGGACTCGGCCTCTTTCACCGTACGCCGCACCTCGCGGTCGTACACCTCAGGGCGGCGGCGGATCGCCCTCTTCAGGCGGTCGACCAGCTCCTCCGGCTCCGGTTCCCGGCTCTCGACACTCACTACACCACCCCCGCCGTCACGTCACCCACGTTGTCGCCGGTACCGGGCGGGCACTCGTGGTGCACGATCGCCTGTATCTGGTCAATCACCAGGGCGTACTCCTGGCCCGGCATGTTCGGCACGTACGTCTCCGGGCCTTCGCACCGCAGGTGGCCGACCAGTACACCACCCCCTTCTGGTGCGCCCCGAACGGTCATCAGGTGGGCGGCTGGCGCGGATGCAGGCTCGGTCACCGCCAGAACCTGCTCCACCAGGACCGGCCAGGCGGCGGCGGAGGGGGCGGGGGTGGTGGAGGCGGCGTGGGGTTGCTGGGCGGTCCCACCGGGTATGTGTCGGTCATGGCTTGTTCTCCTCCTCTGGTACCAGCAAATCGAACTCGTCGCACCAGGCAACCGCCCGCAGCATCACCCACCCGTGCGGTACCAGGCCGTCCTCCTCCAGGACCTGCAGATACGGCCCGTCCGTGATCTGGAACCCGCGCCCGGTGATCGAGGCGACCAGGTACCGGCACAGCGCGCGCCCGATCGAATCGTCGAACAGGGCGACGATCTTACGGACCGACGGCGACAGGCTGTCCTGGAAGTAGGCTACCGACCCGTCCGGCGCTGGCGATACCATCGCGTGGGGCACCACCTCCCACTCTTTGGTGGGGTGGTACCGGCGTAGGGGCGTCATCACGGTGACCCTACTCCTCCGGGTCGACGAGGGAGTCACTGACCATCTTCTCGAAACGCATCTCGGCCGACCTGCACATGCCCATCAGAGTCGGCACCGATGAGTCGGTGGGCACGATCGTCGACGTCTGCGACTTCCCGCCGTCCTCGTCATAGCCGCGCCGATGGATCACCACCAGCACGTCCAGCACCGGCAGGTCGGCGACAGCCCAGCCCACTGCGTGCAGGTACCGGTCGATCGCGTCGGTAAGGTCGTTGTCCGCTACAAGTCCAGCCATGTCGTCATCCTATCGCACCGGTTGGCGGCGGTGCAGGTGCCCCGCCGGGACAAACAGAACCTCAGCCCTGGGTCTGTTCGGTCAGCCAGCGGACGGTGTCCTCGACCTCCTGGGCCTTGTTCGCCAGCATCTCCGCCAGCTCGCGATCCTGGTCGGTCTGCACCGTGGTGTTCTGGTCCACCACCAGGCGAGTCGGCACCTCGATCGGTACCATCTTCTTACGCCGGTCGTGTACGGCGTGCACCCGGTCCTGTAGCTTGCAGAAGGACTCGACGTCACCTGCTTCGTATGCCTTCTGCATCAGCTTAAGGTTCATGGTGGTGATGGTGTCCAGGCGGTCCAGCTCCAAGTTGCGTACCGTCTCCACCAGCTCAGTCGGTATGTCCCGCTGGGCCGCTTTCTTGCAGCGCAGCGTGGCCGACCGTACCGAGATGTTCTGCAGCTCGGCGATCTGGCGGTACGAATACCCCAGCTGGCGCAGCTCCAGAGCCTGCCGCTGGCCCGCCCGCTGTTGGGCCTTCTCCCGCTCCCAGCGGGCGATCGCGGCGGCCGACCGGGGCTTGTTCTTCTCGTCCTCGGACACCACTCTCACCACCCCCCTCTGCCCGGTCGGCGCAGAAACAGCCCGGCGCGTCCCGAGTCATAATACCCGATTTCGGGGTCGGACAGGCTGCGGTACGGATTGCGCTCGACCACGGCGTACCACTCGTCCAGTTGACGCTGGAGACTTCTGTGCAGCACCCCGCGCCAGTCCGGCCCGTACCTCGCGCGCAGGCGGGCGTGGTGCGCTCCCTGGTCGGCCGCCGCGATCGTACGGGCACGCAAGTTCTGGGACACCCGTATCTTGCGGGCGGCATAGCGCTCAGCTGCCGTTTTCTTCGCCACCGTCGTTCCCCACTTCGTTCAGCAGGCGCAGTTGCAGCACCTTCACCACCGCCTGCACCCGATTCTTGGCCTCGTCGAGGCTGCAGTCCTGTTCGAGGGCGATGGTGGCGTAGGTGTGTCCGTCGGCGCGCATGGTCATAGCCGCCCAGTGGTCAGGTGTCAGTCTCACCATCGGGGTTCCAGGTGGAGGCGCGCACGTAGACGCAGCGGGTGTTGGAGTCGTAGGTGCAGGTGACCCGCAGGCGCCGGGCGCGGGCGGAAGCCTCGATGCTGCGGATCAGGACGTCGGGGTGTCCCCAGTAGTCCCGGCCCCGGGTCAGCACCCACTGCTGACCGTTCAGCCACTCGGCGAACGGGTATTTGGGTCTGGTACCCGGCTCCGGCGGCGAGGCGAATACGGCTGTCATGACGCCAGGATAGCACGAGGTTCTGGGGTGCGGCGAGGAGCGGAGAAGGCGGGAGTCGAACCCGCAAGACCCGGAGGCCTACACATTAGCAGTGTGCTGCCGTCGCCAAATCGGCGGCTTCTCCGTGCGTGTCGAGACCGGCCCCGGCTTCTAACCCCACCGTATCCACCTGGGGGCGGCTTCTCTGCGTGCTGCGGGATACGGTCCGCAGCCCTGCTCCACCTAGACCGGGGTCGGCCTCGACACTGTCAAACAGCCCATCTTTCGCGTCACGAGGGATACAGCGCGACACTGCCGCCTTCTCCCGAGCTCGCTCAACAGGCGTAGTCGCTGAGGCGCCGGGCACCTTGGGGAGTAAGCCCGTAAACCACGCGACGGCACTCGACTCCAGCTGGATGCTGATCTTGTCTCGTACCTGGGACCACCCTAGCACACAACTTCTCCCCCGTGCTTTCGGCCACCGGGGGAGAAGTGTAACGTCGCGCTGGACCGTGGAGCTGCTGCTCCGTGGTCACTGACCCGGAACCTCTCTGGAGGTCGATACCGTCCCGTAAGCCGACGTCTCACAGCCCCCGGGTCCGTCGACCCGACCCCTGCCACGCAGAGAACGCCTGTTGGAACCCGTCACCACGGGCTGGCCCGTCCTCGGTCCGGTCAGGGGGTGTCGGCTGTGCGTCCCCGGGATTCTACCACACCGGCACGGGCTTGTTCGTTGGCCGTACGCAGGTCCTGGAACATCTGCTCCTTCTCGGCGTCGATCTTGGACAAATTGATCTTGAAGTGCCCGGCCAGCAGGGATTCGATGTTGACCGGGAATGGCTCCAGGCGTCCCCGGCCGTCGTCCCGGCACAGCGTAACGCCGCGCTCTTCGATCAGCCACTCCAGGAATACGCTGACCGCGCGAGCTTCGTCCTGGACCGTCTCCATTTTGTCGTGCTCGGGGTATTGGCTCATGCCGGGCAGGCTAGCACCCCGTTTACGGACGACGCCAGGGCACCGGGGTCGGCCACAGCATATGAACCGAGAGGCAAGCCAGACCGGCGTCGATCAGCGTGCCCGGCTGGAGCCACGCGCTGTCGACGTGGACGGCAGCGCCCGAGAAGATCGTGGCAATCGTGAACAGAACCACCGCTGCAACACCGAACATGTCGTCTCCTTACGGATTGGTCAAGCTGTCCAGACTATATCCCTGGTCGGAGGTGAAGCCAGAGGCGGCCTGGCCGTCCCAGCGTACCGTCGGCATCCGCTCGCCCGTGTGGCCGTGGACGTGCACGCCAGTGACCTCGCCGGTCTCTCCTGAACGCACGTGGCGGACGCGTGTACCGGCGGGGGGTGGTGTACCGCGTGAGTCGTCGCCCGGTTTGACGTTCGGTTGGCCGTCGTACCTCGGACCGGGGTTCATTACCGCCCAGGTACGAGTCGTACGCGGAGCTTTCGGCGGTGTCCATAGACCCAGAGTACACCTCGGGCCCGTCCGACGCGATCGGACGGGCCCGGTGTCTGCCTACTTGGCAGGGCAGCAGGTGCAGCGCCCGCAGTGCGAGGACGCACCGCACAGGCACGGCCAGCGACGTGCGACCTTCTTCATCCAGTTCATTGAACACCTCCCCGGTAGATAGTATAACTGACCCCCGCCGACCGAGTGAGGAAGACGGGGGTCAGGTGACTCTTGAGCCTGCTTACACGCCTTAGGCTGCTCCCCCGGGAAACCGGTCGACAACGGGTCCGGATCGGTCGGGCTTACCAGCGAATGCAGCAGCTGCAAGTAGTCGTAGCGGGTGTCCGATTCGCACGGCGCCTTCGGCTTATGAGGCCGACGTGGTACTACTCCACCACACCCGCATTGGTCGTCGCCGCTGCGACCCGAGCTTCTTCGGACACATCCCTGGGTCCCACGAACCGCAGCGGCGACGGGTACCACCCTAGCACGGCGCGGCTGTGCGGCGCCACGCTCCGGGCAGCCCAAGCCAGGGCTTGACAACCGGGCAGGGTACTGGTAAGCTGGCCCTTGTCAGTTAGTCAAGTAGGAAGAGGAACCGAGATGAGCAACGAGCTGAAGCTGGTGGAAGAGACCGACGGCGTCCTGTGGTCCGTGCGGACCGGCGGCACGGTGTTCCTGGTCGTGGCGCAGCTGTCCAACCTGTACGACGTGCACGTCGTGGCCGACGGCGGCGTGGAGCACCTCGGGCAGGTCGCCAGCCACGACGGCGCGCTGGGCCTGATCCAGGACGAGCTGAACGGCTGACCCGCTACACCACCCCCGCCCGGCGGTCACCCGGCCGCCGGGCCGTTAGTACAAGGAGTAACATGCGCACCGTGGACATGCGAAAGCCGCAGTCGACCAAGCGTCGGCTGTTCGGTCTGCGCCCGCCCAAGAACACCCGCCCGTATGTCCTGTCCTACGAGGCGGTGGACCGGTACGGCGAGCGGAAGCGGTACATCCGCAACCTGTCGCAGCGCGGGGTGGAGCTGATCGGCGCCCGGCTGGCGCAGTTTCCGGCGTACGACCAGCGGGTCGGCAACATTCGCGTCACCCGGCCGGACCTGGCGAAGGCGGGCGACCCGCCGCTGGGCCCGGACGTCAGCGAATGGTTCTCGTGCTTCACCCAGCCCGCGTTTCACGGAACCCCGGCTCAGCTGCAGGCCAACCTGCGGATGCTGACCTACGAGCCGCCCACGGACGAGCCGGAGACGGAGACCAGGACCGCGACACAGATCTACCTGGACGGCGGGGGCGACCCCGCCAACACCCGCACCATGGAGCTGCTGGCCGAGGCCGACCGGAGCATCAGCCGGGCGGCGGACAACGCCAGGCAGCGGCGACACGAGGAGGACGAGAGATGGCCGGGATCGAGATCCACCTGAAGGTGTTCCCCGACGCCTGCCCCATCCAGATCGAGGGCAAGGTCAACGGGGTTGGGGTGTACTACCGGGCCCGGTCGGGCCGCTGGGAGCTGTTCAGCGGCGGCGTGTCGTACGACGCCACCGACCAGCCGGTGTCGCTGGGCACCTACGTCGACAGCGGACACTGCGCCGAGGGCAGCATGGAGGACACCGTCGCCGACGGCCTGTTCCGCATCTTCGAGAACTGGCCCGCCTGGGGCCTGGAGGAGGGCTACTGATGTTCAAGATATTCCACCGCGCGTGGTGGGCCTCGATCGCCGACGCGTTTCGCGCGGGTGTCGAAGAGAGCCGCCGTGGCTAGGTGCGGTGTACACCAGATCCACCGCCGGTCGAACGTCCGGTGCCGCAAGCTGTTCGGTATCTGCCTGCGGCGCCGGGCCTGGCAGGCCTGGTGCGACTGCGGCTGGGAGAAGGTCTATCGCCGCAAATCGGAGGCCGCGTATCGGCTGTACGGGGGCCACCTGCGCACCCACGAGATAGACCTGAGGGATGAGGACGCCGATGGATAACTGGCCCGACGTGATCGAGATAGTCGCGATCTGCGCAACCATCATCGCGGTGGTGTGGATACGCAACCGCGACTAGTGGCCGACGTCCCGCTGTCGATATTGACAGCGGGACAATTCTATGATTGGATCGTCTTACCGGGGCCGTCCGGCCCCCACGTCGAAATGAGATGACCGAGATGACCGAGAACACCGCCTCCCCCGTCACCCTGGACCAGATCGCGGCCGAGCTGTCGCTGTCCGGGATGGCCCTGACGATGGCCCGCTGTTACATCGCGTCGGCCGAGAACTGGCAGCGCGGCGACCTGGGCGCCGGTGCGGTCGAGACCTACCCGGGCGACCTGGCCGACCGGCGCGCCTACATCACCAACCCGGTCAACATCGAGAAGATGGTCCGGAACGGCGCGGACGCGATCATCGGCACCTGCCGCAAGGGCAAGGAGTTCTCCCGCACCCTGACCGCCGAGCGGCTGGGCGACGCGCTGATGCTGGTGATCGCGTGACCAGTCCGAACGAGCAGCTGGCGGCGGCCTTCGAACAGGCCGCCGCCTCGTCGGCGTGGTACAAGGTCGACGACATCTTCGAGACGCTGATGTGGGTCTCGGCCGACGAGCCGACCCCAGCCGACGCGTACGGGCGCCTGTGGTCCGAGCCGACCTATCGCCGCCTGGTGTTCGTGTCGATCGCCAAGAACGACCGCGCCTGGTCGATCGTGGTCCGGCGCTGCACCTACCCGTGGTCGCCGACCAGCCAGGACCAGGTGTCGGCTACCTTGGCCATCAAGATATTGAAGGATCCGGAGTCGCTGTGGACCTGAATCGAGAAGCCGGTATACCGATCGACCTGAACCTGTTCGAGGTCATGGCGTACGACGCCCCGGGCGACGTTCCTGCCGAACAGGTCGCCGAGGAGATACGCAACCTCATCCGGTGCCAGAGGCAGCGCGCCCACCAGGCCTACGAGAGAACCAAGGCGCTACACCACCCCCTCCCGCCGAACATGTCGACCAAGCGCGCGCTGGAGATGATCGAGGCGTACTTCGGCGTCGGGCGCGGGGTGCTGTGGAAGTTCAACCTGGAGGCGCTGGCCAGCACCAAGAGGACACAGACCCGGTCCTCGGTCCAATGGCTGGCGGCGGTGCAGGTGTTCCGCCAGATGACTGCGGAGCACCGGGCCTACGTGCGCAGGTCGGTGTCCGACACGCAGCTGGCGCTGAACTGGGAGAAACTTCGAGTCGCCTACTCGGTCGACCCCGCCCTGCACCGCGCCCTGATAGACACCGACCCCGGCGGCTCCCCCATCCCGCCGCAGATCCTGCGCCAGCTGCCGCACGCCGACCCGGTGTTCCTGCTGCCGCAGGGTATCCCGGTGGTGCTGGCGGACGGGTCTGAAGGCACCACGTGGGCTTTCTTCGTGCGCGGCCTGGGCCTGGGCCAGTACTCCACCTCCACCGCCGACGAGACCGCGTCGCACTACCAGATCTGTGCGCTGTCCTCGATCGGACGGCCGGGGGGCACGCCCACCGACTGGGACCTGTCGGGCGTGTCGGTCCCGCTGGACCACGAGTTCACGGTGGACTCGGCGTCCGACCTGAGTGCCGCCGAGTGGGACGCTGTCGAGGTGGAGAAGGGAGACCGGGGTCAGGTCCGCGCCTGGACCCGTACGATCCTGCGGATCTGTCTGCCGGTACTGATGTACTGCTGCTCGGTCAACGCCGACCTGCAGGCAGCTGCGCGGCCGGTCCGGCCGCCCCGCAAGAGCGGCAAGCGACAGGCGGAGAAGGCCGCACCGACAGCCCAGACGTACAGCCTGGGCTACCGGGTCGGGCCCGCCCTCACCAGGACCGCCGAACGCCGTTCTCAAGCCGTCCTGGCTGACCGAGCCGACAGCCCCGGCGGCACCACCGGCAGGAGACGGCGCACTCACATCCGGCGGGCGCACTGGCACACCTACTGGTACGGACCACGCGACGGTGTGCGCGAGGCCCGGTTGAAGTGGGTGGCGATGCGGGTCATCAACGAGGACCTGGCGGACCAGGCCACCACGGTGATACCGGTTCGGTGACCCGGACGAGGTCCGGGCCGGGGTTGCCCCTCTGTCGGAGATATTGACAGTGGGGCCACCCCATGCTTGGATGGAAATATAGGGGCCGATCGGTCCCTCCGGTCGAAGGAGCCCCAGATGTTCGGCAAGAAGATCAACCGCCCCGGCACCAAGGTCACCAGCACGCTGGACCGGGGCCAGAAGCTGTACGAGATGATCCGGTGGGGCAACGAATACTCCGTCGTCCGCGACGTGTCCACCGGCGCCACCTCCTCCGTCCAGACCCGATTCCTGACCAAGATCTGAGAGAGACACCGAGATGAGCACACACCACTACTCCCCGTCCGTCGGAGACTTCGTGGTCTCCGCCTTGAGCACCGACTCCAACCCGCAGCTGCTGCCGTACCGCGTCACCCGCGTGAACTACAGCACCGGGCGCGGCACCGTCCGGCACATCGTCACGAACCGGGCCCTGCAGGTCGTGCGCGGCCGGTTCAGCTGGTCGTTGGCCGACGGCACCCGGCGTCCGGTACAGTTCGCCGTCCCCAGCGAGCTGCCGCACGCCGACACCGCCGGTGTCGGACACTCCGACAGTCCCCGCGTCGGCGATCTGATGACCCCGATGGTTCCGGGCAACGTCCTGTCCGACAACCCCGAACATATCTGGGAGGTCACCGAGGTAGCACCCAGCGGGACGTGGGTGCTGGCCCGCCGTGCCGACGACCGATCCCAGTGCCTGCTCGCCAGCTGCGACTCCCTGGGGGCGTACCGGATCGACTACGACACCCGGATCTGGTTCGTCACCCCGGTCGAGCGCCAGCCGGTGAACGCCCGGGGCTGGATCTCCTACACCGGGATGTCGGAGACCAGGCACAAGTCGGGCGTCCTGGTTACGTGGTCGCTGCGTGAGAACGGACGTTTCATCGGCACGATGTTCTGTCACATGCGCCCGGACAGCACCCGCTGGGAGTCGGCCTACTCCGAGGACATGCCGTGGTCGACTCGCACCGAGCTGGCCGAATCGATGCTGTCGCCGCAGGGGCGCCAGCTGCGCGAGGCCAAGCGCGAGGCCACTCTGAAGGCAGCGGCTGGCGACTGATCCGCCACACCCGTCCCCCTGTCGGTAATATTGACAGGGGGACAAATATATGGTTAACTGGTCTGAGACGCCCGACCCCACAGAAAGAAGTTACCGAGATGACACTGTCCGAGAGCCCCGAGACGGTAGTCCAGATCTCCCTGACCCTGCCGGTCGACCGGTTGCGGGAGCTGGCGGACGAGGCAGAGTCGGCGGCCAGCTCCTACAGCCACGGCGGGACCACCGACACCGAGATCGACCTGGCGGAGCTGGTGCTGTCGCCGCTGGCGGCGGCGTTGTACGCGGCAGTCCGCGAGCACGGCTGCTGACCCCGGCCCTAGTCCCCCTGTCGTCAATATTGACAGGGGGACAACCCTATGGTTGAATGGTCTTAGAGGGGCCGACCGGCCCCCACGACTGAAGGAGCAGCAGAGATGATCGAGGTCAAGGCGAGCCGGACCCAGCAGGTCACTTACCTGGGCGTCCCGGCCAAGGTCACCGAGTTCAACAAGCAGCTGGTCAACCGGGCGATCTTGGTCGAGTGGCTGGCGGACGCCAAGGGCCAGCCGATCGAGCACCCGGCGGGCACCTTCGTTGCCACCCACTACCTGGGCAAGGGCCACAAGACCCAGAAGATCGACCAGTTCGTGACCTGCGACCACGCGGCGGCCGTCGCCTGGATCAACACCCAACTGGGCGGCGAGTAACGATGGACGAACCAATTCGCGAGGTCCTGCGCGACCGGGTGGTCAATCAAGTACGGTCCCAGTCCCACTGCTGGGCCCTGACCGGTGACGGCTTGGGCACAATGCAATCTGAAGTAGTGGAAGTGGACGGTCGCCGATTTCAGGCGGAACTGTTCGGGAGTAGCTCCGCCCGTGTATTCGACACCGACCACCCGCACCAGCAGGCACGCTGCACCCCCTATCAGTCGGCTGCAATGCGGGGACTGACCAGATAGACCCCGGCCCCTACACCACCGCCCCCTGTTCAGCAATTGAACAGGGGGCGCTGTCGTGTCTGGTCAGTGACCGGGCGGGGTGGTGTAGTCCGGGTCCGGCGAGGTCTTCTCGATCAAGACCCGATAGTACCCGCCCTCGACGAAGACAGCCCCGGCCGGGCCGTTCACCACCATCTCTATCGAGCCGGATGGCGTATACGGCGACCACTCGACGTTGTCCCGCCCGTAGATCGACGCAACCAGCTCGACCTTGACTGAAGACTGGTCGATCACCCGCTTCCGGGTACAGATGTATCTGGTCTCCACCGCCACGGGCATACCTCCGGGTTACTTGACTACTGCGTCTGGGGCGCGTCCCCAGCCTAGCACGTTCGACCCGTCCGGGTCGTCCGGGTAGAACGTCTGGCTTCCGACCCGGCCGCACCGCTCCAGGCACGACCAGACATACCCGGGCGGGGTCTTGTCGTCGCCGCGCCAGCGGTCCGACAGCCCGTTGTGCGCGCACCGGTCGACCGATTCGTCAGCGTCCGGGTCATATACCGGAAGCTCGCTCGGGTGCGGGCCCTCAAAGCCTGGTGTGTACCCCATGTTAGGCGTGATCCGCCCAGTGCCAGGTGCCGCCGAAACGGTCGGCCTCGTCCTGCACGCAGCCGCCGTCAGCCAGCGAGTGGAAGAACTGCCCGGTGGGGTTGACCACATGCAGTCCGACCATCTGGGGCGTGGTGCCCGCCTCGACCTCGGTCACCGTCGCCGCCCGGCACTGCGAGGTGTACGCCTGGGTGCCGTCCTCGCGCACCGGGGTACCGTGGCTGACGTAGTGCACTGCCTGTCCAATTATCGGCTTGTTCAAGACATGCTCCTATATACGGGGGGCCGCGCGCCGCGCAGCGGCACCGGTCAGAATTTGATCAGGCTGGTGTTGGCGTATCCCTGGCCGAACCCGTCGCCGTCGCCGGTCCAGTTGACGATGCCGTGGGTGACGTCCTTCACGAACGGGTCGGCGTGCAGGTCCACCACCTCCCCCGTCTGACCCGAGATCCGGTGCCGGACCTGATCGCCGACCGCCAAACGCTGGGTTTCACCCGTGCCGGACAGGTCGCGGGGTACCGAATCGGTCGAGCTGCGGAGTTGAGGCGACGCGCCCCGCGCGTCGTATGCCGGGTTGCTCATGTCGCACCGGTATTCCTGTTCAGGGGTCGGCTGCTGGTCGCGTCCTGGTTGTACCGGTACAGGTCGTCAGGGGTTGACCCCACCACCCGCACCGAGTTGGCCGCCACCCCCTGCGGCCAGCTGGTCTCCTCACCCTCCCAGCGGATCGTGGGGGCGGCGTGCCCGTAGCCGTGCTGGGCGTGTCCCACGACCTCTCCCGTCTGCCCGGAGATCCTGTGGACCACCCGATCCCCCACCGCAGGCGTAGGGTCCGTCCGGTGGCTGTCGGAGGCCGTCTCGGGGCTGTTCCGGCGCACCCCCAGCGTGGCCTCCGGCTCCCGAGGGGCGGGCTGGCCGGGCGGGCTGTAGGTCGACCCGGCCTTCAGACCAGAGTCGGCCGGTGTCTGGTATGACTTGGCGGCTGTCGGCCGCGTACCGCCTTCGCTCATGGACCCAGCGTAACACGCGGTTCTGGTCGGCGGATATTGTCACCCGGGCAAGACGCGCAGTACCGTGGGCGCATGGCATCTACAAAAGCATCCGTCGCACGCACGTTGAACACATTGGAGAAGGAAGGGTGTGAGATCGAGTCCGGCGGGAACGGACACTGGCGGGTCACCTACGGCGGGGTACTGGTGGGGTCGGTGTCCGGGTCGCCGCACGCCGAGGTCGGGTTGAGCCACTCGCTGCGCAAGATCCGCCGCCGCATCGCTCTGCTGAACACCACCGGCCGGACCTACTGACCGCCCGTCGCACGGCGACGCGCGGCCCGGCTACACCACCGCCCCCTGTTCAGCAATTGAACAGGGGGCGTTGCCGTGTTCACTTGGCCGCTACCCGGCGGGCTGCCGCCCACATCGACTCGAAATCTGCGTGCGCGGCCAGGC